ATCACTGGCACCGGACGAGCGAGCATACCGAGACAACGGGCATTTCGCGCAAGGTATCGTCTTGCTGGTCGGTTGGATGCCTCTGCGACCTCTCACCGGACTATGCAATTGTAAACCGCTGGAACCACGGATTCGCAATCGTGGACATCGACAAAGACGGCTCGTTTGAAGTTCACAACCACAAGATTATTGACGGGAGGGTTTATTGATGAGCGCAAAACTACCAACTGAAATCGTCCGAATCGCCAAACTTGAGATCGGAGTTGAGGAGATCGACGGGACAAATTGCGGGCCGCGAGTTAACGAATACAAAGCGGCAACGTGGCTGGACTCAACTAAGGGCTGGCCGTGGTGTGCTGCTTTCGTTTGCTGGGTCGTTAGGCGGGCGATGATCGAAGCCGAGGTTCAAGAGACGGATACGTTCAAACGGCCCCGCACAGCGGGCGCATGGGACTTGGAGAACTGGAGCTTGAAACAGGATGAATCCACGTGGACGAAGAAGCCGCACAGGGGCGATATTGAGGCGGGAGACATCGTGGTGTTTACCTTTTCCCATGTGGGTTTTGCAATCTCAGAACCGGATGCAGACGGCTACGTTTTAACCGTGGAAGGCAATACTGATTCCAGCGGATCAAGGGAGGGCGGTGGAGTATTCCAAAAGCGCAGGCACATTTCCAAGATTCGCTCCCGCATTCGCTTTAGGGTATGACCGCCGATGAGCAAGAGATGCGGCACTTCGCCGCCAACGTCAAGCCATGCCGATACGGTAAAAAGGCCGAGTTGCGCTACGACCCTGGGTGCTGGGAAATCTCATGCGGCGATGCTTGCAAATGCGCCATTTGGGATGGGGAGAATTCATCGCCGCATGAGTTGGTTTTGAGGTGGCATCAAAAAAGAGTCAACTGAGAGCGGGCATTCTGCATGTTTTGGCAAGCCTGCTTGAAATAAGACTCCTTCAACTCCGAACCGACAAAGCGGCGATTCAACTCAAGCGCGGAAACGCCCTCGCTGCCGATGCCTGTAAAGGGGCTGTAAACGAGATCGCCCTCGTTACTCCAAAGTGTTACTGCTCGCTCAATGACATCCAACTGGAGAGGGCAAATGTGCTTCTCGTCTTGATCATCTCTCGCGCCGTCACGGTTCAAAACGCGCCCTTGGTCAACGGTCATCCAGACAGGCGAAGCCACCTCTTGCCACCAGTCCACCGGATACTTCGCGGGATCTTTGGTGACTGGCTTTGGATTCTCGCCGGGCTTGCGGAAAACGAGAAGATAGTCGGAGCAACCAACCCGCGAATCGCACGAATCAGCCTTTAGTGTTTTGTAAAGCAGCCCGTGAGCCTTGGTGCGCTGCATCTCCGTGACTGGAGACTTCCAAATGCAAATCCGCGAGTGAAACAGAAAGCCCTTGCGCCAGAATGCGCGGATGATTTCGCCGCTGAAGTCCTGAAACTCAATCTTGCCGTGCTTCCATTTGGTTGAGAGTAGGTCAACGCAATGCACAGCAACCTCGCGCCCGGGGACCATAATCCGCATCATCTCATCAATCAGCAGTTCAAAGTGCTGAGTGAACTCCGACAAATCCGCGCAGTTTCCCATGTCCTGCAAATCGTCGGAATAGGTGAAGAGATCCGCAAAAGGTGGAGAGAAAACCGAGAAGTCGATAGACTCATCCTCAATCTGTTTTGCGACCCGCACGCAATCGCCGTGGTGCAGTGTCCAGTCTTTTCCAAATGCCGTCGTGATGTCTGTTTTCATAGTGAGTTTCTTGGTTTGATGTTCTGTGAATGCGGCGGATGCAACTTTCATCCGCTCCTGCATATTTTGATGCTGTTCGATTTTGCGCCTGACAGTTTTGATGATAGCATCCTCAGTGGATGCTTGGACGATGTAAGCGTTGACTTCGCGCTTTTGCCCGAATCGGTATGACCGCCGAAGTGCCTGATAGAAATCCTCAAATGAGTAGGAGAGGCCGACGAATGCCACGTTGCAGCAATGCTGCCAGTTCATGCCGTAGCCAAAAATGCCGCTCTTGGAAATCAGCACGCGCAACTTGCCATCCACAAAGTCATCCGCCGCTTGCTCCTTTTTCTTGGATGAATCGGAGCCGCGAATCTCGACGGCATCGGGAATGGCTTTTGCAAGCTGCTCGCTTTCATCGTTGGTATTGCACCAAACAATCCACGACTCGTTAGATGCGTTGACCATTTCGGCTACCTTTTGCACGCGAGCCGGTGATGTGAGTCGCATCTCTTTGTGCATCGTCGTTGCGCTCAATGTAGGGGCGCGAAATAGCTCGCCCTCCACCGCGCCTTGCGATTGGTCAACCATGACCGTGATTGTCTGGAGATTGAGCGGAGGCAGGTCGTAGCCTGCGTCAGAATAGCCGATGTCGGAAGGCTTGGAAACACACGCTGCCCAGCTTGCGACCCATCGCCAGAACTCAGTTTCAGCATGACCCTTAAGTCTCCAATCGCCAGTGTTGAAAGTATCGTTGAGAAAGAACGTGGCGAGCATTTGCGCCGGAGTGCATACTCCAAGAAAGTCGGCATGTTGACCAAACTCAGTGTAATCGTTCGGGGATGGTGTGGCGGTGCAACAAAGGCGATATGGAGTCTCGGCAAACGTTGAAGTCAGCAACCGGCGCATCTTGCCTGTGAAGTTTTTCAGGATGCTGGATTCATCCAGCACGACACCGGCGAAAATCGAACAATCGAACTTTTCCAGCTTCTCGTAATTCGTTATCCAAATACCCGCACCCTTGATGTCATCGCCAGACTCCACAACCTTTGCCTCCAATCCGAACTTGACCGCCTCTTGCGCTGTCTGGTGAGCGACTGAAAGCGGCGTCAAAATCAACACACTCCCGCCAGTCTTGCGGCATACCTGAGAGGCCCACTCAAGCTGTTGAGCGGTTTTACCCAATCCGCAGTCCTCGAATAATGCCGCTCGGCCTTGTCTCACCGCCCAGCGCAAAACGTGAGCTTGCCACTCAAAAAGCGGGGCGATGATTGGGAGAGGCTCAAAGCCGTGCGACTGAGCGCGTTTGGTTTTTGTCTCGATGAATTTGTCGTAATCGTTCATAGGTCACCAAGAAAGCACAGCGAAAACGCACAGCAACGAAAAGTTGCAAAATTGAAAAAATAACTTGCGTGGTGTTTTAACGTGTGATTCAATCCACCCACGAACGATTCTATGAGCACTACATCACCGCCACCCCAATCGCCAGTCGGCACATTCAAAGTCAGCGCCGATCTTCACCGCCGCGTTAAAATTCACGCCTGCCAGCAAGGTTACAAGCTGCAAGACTTCGTGGAGCGCGTCCTCGAAAAATCCCTCAACCGCAAAAAGCCATGAAACCCAACTCATCCACTCTCCACCTACTCCACGCTCTCAAGTGGCTCAACCGCGCCATCTGGTGGCGCAAGGAAGTTAACGAGGATTCCTCGGTATCTGCCGCTCACGCGATGCAAGTCGCATGGTGGGCGCGGGACAACTTCCAATGCTGGAAACGGCAGACATTTTAGCCATAACTACATCCAACACACATAATCCCAAATAGAACGATTCCATGATTCACTCCACTTTTGAAACCGCCTTTTGGCTCTTCGGCATCCTTTGGCCCGCCCTCGGTGCCGTCCTTTGCCTGGCCGGCGTAGTCGCCGTGATCTTTTTCCTCCGCGAACTTTGGCAAGTGTGCGTTGAGTTTTATTATGATGGCACCGACAGCTACAAAGACCGCGACTAATTTTCAACGCACCACAGCACCGCACAACCCTGCACTCCACTTCACAACATCCTATTTTCCTCACCTCACGGCACCCCACAACACCCCACAGCACGCCACAACACGACATTTATTTTTCCGCACTACGCAGCACAGCTCGCCACTCCACAACACACCACATCACAACACGACACAACATCCACTTTTCCTCACAACGAGGGCAAAACCAAACCAAAACAAGAACGATACAATATGAAAATCGCAACCGTAACACTTGAATCAGTCGCACCCTACAGCCAGTCCCGCTACCACGGCACGCCCAAAGACCCCAAGGAATCCCACGAGGATTACGAGGAGCGCACATGGAAGGAGAAGGGTCATTGGGACATCAAGACCGGAGAACTGTTCATCCCGCCGATGGCAATCAAGCAGTGCCTGGATGCCGCCGTAAAACGATCAGGGAAGCAGATCCCCGGCAAGGGCAAGGCGAC